ATTATGAAACACAGAAGGTTGCACAGGAAGTACAGCTTATCGCTGACGAGGAGAATGCAATCGCTATGGATGAGGGTATTTAGTGAAGACTATCTGGTTTATGGATCTTCCTAAAGACGAACAGGAAGATTTTAAAAGAGAAGTTAAGTCTGCTAAGAATGTTCTAGATAAACTTGAGCAGATTGTCAATAGCAGAATGAAAGAGATTGTAGTCGCTAATGATTACGATAGTCCTAGTTGGGCTTACAAGCAAGCAGACCGTAATGGTTACAACAGGGCTTTAACAGAAATTATTAATATCTTACACCTAGACCAAGAGGTAAAATAGCAAATGAGTGACATTTTTAGTTCCGCGACCACGGAAGGCACGACAACTGATACGCAGCAGACCCAGACAAACGAGTCTTTTGTAACGCAGTTGGTAGGAGAAGGCAAGAAGTTTAGGGATGTTGAAGCCCTTGCTAAGGGGAAGCTTGAAGCCGATAGGCACATTGGTGAGATTACCAAGACGCTTGACGAACTTCGGGCAGAACTTGCAAAGCAGGACTATGCAAAGAGCCTCCTTGAACAGATGAGCAAGGGTTCTGAGACTGGTGCAGAACAGCCTCCTCCGGTAACAACCAGTTCCTCTAATACTGAGAACACCACTCAGAGCGCGAGTGACATTGAAGCCCTTGTAGAAAAAGTTATTACTGCGAAGGAAAAGAATAGAACTGCTTCTCAGAATATCTCCGTAGTTGGGGAAGAGATGCAGAGGCAGTACGGTGATAAGACTGCTGACATCCTGAAGGCTAAGAGTCTTGAGCTTAATATGTCTCTCGACAGGCTTAAGGAAATTGCAGCCGAATCCCCTACAGCATTCTTTCAGTTGATTGGAGTTAAGAAGATGAACGAGAGGTCTAGTACTTCTGTTGGTGTTGCTACCCAGTCAACAATTCGTAGTGAGAACTTCAACTCTAATTCTCAGGACCGTACTTTTGATTACTATCAGAAGCTACGTAAGGAGAACAGGAGTTTGTACTATTCCCCTAAGATTCAGAACACAATGCTTCAGGATCGTGAAAGACTTGGGGATCGTTTCTACAACTCTTAACATAATATAAAGGAGAATCAGATATGTCGGGTATGACAACTGGTAATGTATCTCTCCTTACTCGCGCTGAAGTTTGGTCGCGTGAGCTTAAGGAGATTCTGCGTGATGAGCTTATGGCTCAGACATACGTTCGCTGGCTTCAGGAGTTCCCTGACGGCGATACGTTTAAGATCCCGTCGATTGGTCAGGCGTATGTCGATGACTACACTGAAGATGAAGCGGTTAAGTACCGTCCTCTCGACACTGGTCAGTTCACCTTCCAGATCACTGAGTACCTCTCGTCTGGTACATACGTGACGAAGAAGGCTGAACAGGACATGTTCTACATGAACGAACTTGTCTCGCGCTTTGTGCCTGAGCAGGAGCGGGCTATCATGGAGCATGTCGAGGAGGCCATCCTTGGTCTTCAGTCTCAGCAGACGGCGGCTAATACCAATACGATTAACGGTGGTAAGCATCGTTATGTCGCTACTGGTTCTAGCAACGTCATTAACGTGGCTGACTTTGCCCGTGCTAACCTCTCGCTGAATCTTGCGAATGTCTCGGCTAATAACCGTGTCGCTATTGTGGACCCCTCTGTGGCTTACACCATTGAGACGGCTACACAGCTTGTTGGTATCAACAATAACCCGATGTTCGAGGGTATCGTCTCTTCGGGTATTGCAACTGGTATGCGCTTCGTCCGTAACGTCTACGGCTTCGATGTCTATACCTCGCAGCGTCTGGCTACAATCTCTTCGGAAACGCTTGAGACTGTTAACTGCGCTGGCTTTAAGGCTAACCTGTTCTTCTCTGCTGATGCTTCGGTTACTCCGTTCATTGGTGCTTGGAGACAGATGCCTGAGGTCGATACCGAATATAACAAGGACTTCCAGCGTACAGAGTTCGTGACTACCGCTCGTTATGGTGTCAAGCTCTATCGTCCGGAAAACCTTGTCTGTGTTCTTTCGAACACCTCGGTTTAATAGGAGGATATTAATATGGCTGATTGGACAAACTCTGACGGGCTTGAAGTCCGTTTTAAGAACCCGGAAGCGGGCCAGACTGGTGCTGGTCTGTCTACTCTGGGTGCTGTTAAGGTTCTTGAAGTGGACCTTGACTATGCAACAAACATCTCGGCTGCTGCTGATAATCACGAAGCCTTCATCCCGGCTGGTGCTCAGATCGTTCGTGCTTACCTGATTGGTAAGACCGCTATGGCTGGCTCTTCGGGTACTCTGAAGATTGGTCTGTCCTCTAAGGATGGTACAACGCTTACAGACGATGATGCTATCCTGACAGCAACTCTGGGTACTCAGGCTAACCTTGCTGCTCAGAAGTCTCTTCTGTGCGATGGTGCGGCTGCTGCTGCCTCGTCCGGTGTCTTCACCAACTTCTCTGCGACTGTCGATGGTTACATCTACACGACGAAGGGTGGTACGGTTTCGGGCGGTACAGGCAGACTGATTGTCGAGTACATCGAAAAGGAATAACCTAATCTTGGGGGATCAGAGATGGTCCCCCTTGACATCTTTGAAAGAATCGATATAATAATACTAATGGTCCTCCGGGGTGAACTATAGATGGCTAACGTACAACATTCAAGTCTGACAGATCCTAACCTCCATGAACCGAAGGGTATCTCTACGGCTTCAGCCAACCAGCTTTACCTTTCTAATGGTAGTGGCTCTGGTACATGGACTAATTCTAATAGGTTCCCCGGTACAGGCTGGGGTAAATATACTAATACGACATACGTAGGGACTACAGCCCTAGCGATTAGTACTACACCTATCCTTCTTCCCTTTACTACGGCTGATACTGTCTCTCAGCTTCCGATTACCCTAACGGGTACTACTTCCAGTCTTATGAATGTAGCTACTGAAACTCTCCTGTTTGTTGCTGCGGGTGATCTCCATTCTATTACTCTTACTATGGAGGTTTATACTACTACAGGGTCTCCTGCTGCTCTAGATCTTATCCTTTATGGTTCTTCTGATGGTATTACCTATGGTACCAGTCTTGGTGAAACAACAGTAGCCTTGGCTAAGGGTGCTGGTCAGGTTATTACAGAGTCTTCCCTATTCCCAGTTACATCTGATATGGTAACTCATGGTGCTAGGATCTATGTTGCTACTAATTCAGGTACAGCTAATATGATTAATATTGGTCTGGTCTCAGCCCGCGTACATAAGGCTAGGTAAGAATAATGGCTACAGCTAAAATGACACTCTTAGAGATTGTTCAGGATGTCCTGAATGATTTGGACTCTGATGAGGTTAACAGCATTTCCGATACAGTAGAAGCAACCCAAATAGCTAATGTCTGTAGGAGTGTGTACTATGATGTAATTACGACAGTTGATCTTCCTGAACATGCAGAGTTGATGAGGGTAACAGGTCTATCCGATTCTACTCGTCCCAACTTCATGGATGCTAATAACATCACTGAGATTAAGGAGTTGAGATACAATGTATCTGAGACTGCTGGGCAAATTGAATATAGTCTTGTCAATTATCTTTCACCGGATGAATTTATTCAGAGAATTGTCAAGAGGGATACCTCTTCATCCGAGATAATTCTTGTTACAGATCCGACCTCAGGAATTTCTCTGCCTATCGACAACAGCAGAATGCCTACCTATTACACTTCATTTGATGATAGGTATCTTTGTTTCGATAGCTATAAAAGTTCTGTAGATACAACTCTGCAGACAAGTAAGACAATGGTACTAGGGATTAAGCTTCCGACATTCACTATGACAGATTCTTCTGTTCCAGACATGGATGATACGATCTTTCCCTATTACCTTGCTGAAGTAAAGGTTAGGGCTGAGTCTCTCTTTAAGGGTGGACCTGATCCTAAGACAGAACAGTTTGCTAGAAAGCACAGATACTTCCAGAAGAACAATCGTTGGAAGACTGGAGAACAAAGGATACTCAATGACTATGGTAGAAAACGATACTGACCTTATCGTAACTGAAGAGAATAAAGAGGGTACACTTTTGAATGTAACCTCTCCTAAAAGAAAGTCGATGTATACTATTTATAAGCCTACAGATGGCTATAGTATGTTCAAGATTAAGTCCGAAAGTGGTAGCGTACCAGAGCATCTATCTGGGTATTACACAAATAGAAAGACAGCCCTAACTGATTTGACTTACTGGTTGGTACATACACCTGAAAGTAAGGAAGCTAAGTGGGATAGAATGTTCGGTGAGGAAAAAGCTCCTCCTCCGAAGCTAAAGGAAAAGAAGAGTGGCACCACAGCAGTATAGTCAGAAAACTGTAAATACTTTTATTAAGGGGCTTTATACTGAAGCCTCTGTGATGACCTATCCTGAGAATACTTCTTCAGATGAACTTAACTTTGATCTTCTTATCGATGGTACACGGCGTAGAAGAAGAGGAATTGCCTATGAGGCTAACTACCAGAACAGTTCCTTTACTGTAGCCTCTGGTGATCTTATCCATGCTGAGTCATGGACTAATGTGTCTGGTATTGGTGGTACTGAGTTCCTTGTTGTTCAGCATAACAACATGGTTTACTTCTATAATAAGTCTCTTGATACTGTCTCTGCTGGTCAGAAACCTTTCAGTATTAATCTAAACGATTACTCTGCAAATAATAGTTACTCCGTCTCTAGTTCTTACATCAATATTGCTTCTGTTACCGGATACCTAATCATTGTATCTCCGGCTATTGAACCTATCCGTGTAAAGTATACTCCGACTGATGATAACATAACTGTTACAAGAATTAAAATTCAGGTTAGAGATCTTGAGTATCTTGGTCTCTCTTCGAATATTACGTTTATTTCTAGGACAGCTAATACTGTTACAATTACAGTTAATAGCGCCCATTACTATAATGCTGGTGATACTGTAGAGATTGATTCTTCTTTCTATCAGTTCAACGGTACATTCACTCTTACTTCTGCTCCAACAACTACAACATTTACGTATACTCTTGCTGGGACAGACTTCATTAATACAGCAGCAACTGGCTTTGCTACTAAAGATGTAGCCCCTGAGACTCCTCCTACAGCTATTACGAATAACTATCTCTACGATCTCTTTAATCAGGGATGGTATTCGGATAATAATGGTAGGGCTGGTAATGCCTTTGACTATTGGGACAACACAAGAGCTGACTTTCCTCCAAGAAATAAACCTTGGTGGGTGGGTAAGAATACCAATAATGATCAGGATCTTGATCAGTACTTAAAGATTGAGTACGGTAATACTCTTGCCCCGAATGGTCATTATATTCTTGACTTCTTTAGCCAGAATAGATCCGCTGCATCAAATATCAATAACCTTACAACAGTAGTAGAGACAGCACGATTTAATTCTGTTGTTTCATATGCTGGTCGTGTCTGGTATGCTGGCCTTGACTCTGCTAAGAATGGTGGCAAGATCTTCTACTCTAAAATTATTGAGAGTGAGAAGGACTTTGGCATTTGTTATCAGAAGGAAGATCCTACATCTGAGGATACTCCCGGTCTGGTAGATTCCGATGGTGGATACATCATTATCCCTGAGGCTTCCAGTATTCAAGCCCTCTTTACAACTGGCTCTATTATGTATGTCCTCGCCACTAACGGTGTGTGGGTTATTGGTGGTGTTGATCAGGTCTTTAAGGCTACAGAGTATTATGTCTCTAAGATCTCCAGCTTTGGTATTGCCAGTAAGAGAACTCTGATTAATGTCTCGGACTCTCCTGTCTTCTGGGATACCTCTGGTATCTATACCGTAGCAATTGAGAACTCTACTCCATTTGTTACAAGTATGTCAGAGAATATTAAAACATTCTATGAGGCTATCTCTCCTGAAAAGAAGAAGGATGCTACTGCTGTCTTTGATAGACTTAATAAAAGAATAATCTGGATGTACTCCAGTGAAGATGAGGCAGTCCCTAACAAGAAGACAAAGATCCTAATCTATGATCTTAATCTTCAGGCTTTCTTTCCTTGGGAGATTGCCGATACAACTGGTACAAGTCCGTATCTTTACTGTGGTTTCTATCTTTCTGGTCTAGGATCTAATGAAATCAGTTATAATATCCTTGCTGGTGTAGACCAAGTAATCGATATTAACTCTAATAATGTTACTGAAACTATTTCATCTACAAGTTCTAATGCTAATTCAGATACAAAGTTTCTTGTGAGGACTGCTGATGGATATCTTACTGTTGCTAACTTCACTTCTAGGTCTTTCCTTGACTGGGGTTCTGCTGACTACTCTTCTTATGCTGAGACAGCCTATGACTTCTCCGGTTCGGCTATGCTCAAGAAGAATGTCCCGTACATCGTAAGCTATATGAAGCGTACAGAGAATACCTTTATTCCTTCTGGTACTGGCTATACTGTAGATTATCCCTCTGGCTGTCTTCTTACTGTTAAGTGGGATCTATCCATTGATAGCTCTCGCTGGAGTAGTCCTAGTCAGATCTATCGTATGGTAAACTATCCTGTAGTAGATCCAAACAATTTGACTTTTACCTATCCTTATGATACAATTGTAGCTAGAACAAAGATAAGAGGTAAGGGTAGAGTCTTGCGTATGCGCTTTGAAAGCGAGACAGGTAAAGACCTAAACCTTATTGGTTGGGAAACTGTCGATGCAAGTAATACCAGTTATTAGGTATTGTCAACCTGAAGATTATGAAGAACTTCTCCCTCTTATAAAAGAAACAGTTAGTAAAGCCCTCCCTAACGAAGAGTTCGAAGAAGATAAGATTAAAGATCTCTTTGATAAAGTTTTACTTAATGAAGAATATACAGGAATAATTCTTCTTATAGACGGTAAAGTTGCTGGGTATGTCTTAGGACTTATAATAGACCAGTATTTCCATAGCAAAAAGATAGCGTACTGCCTAGCAGTATATGTCCAAGAAGAACATAGAAGATATGGACTAGAGATGCTGAGATCTTTTGAGGCTTGGGGTAAATACAAAGGTGCTAAGACATTATCGATAAGTGCTTTTAAGGGATTAAGCCCAGATAAGTTGAATCTAATTTTAAATAAAATGGGTTATACTGAGCAAGAGATTGCGTATTGGAAGGAAGTATAGAATGGGTGCGATTGTTGGTGGTATTGCTGGCGCTTTCGGTAGCATGAAGGCTATGCAAGCACAGGAAAAGGCTATGAAGATGCAGCAGAAGGCTGCTGAAGAACAGATTAAGATGCAGAAGATGGCTGATCTTCGTGAGAGAAGGAAGATGCTTAGGGAAGCTGCTATTGCTAGAGGCCAAACTGTTAATATCTCCGCTCAGATTGGTGGTGGACAGGGTAAGTTTGCTGGCAGTTCTCTCATGACTGGTCTTTCTGGTCTTCAGAGTCAGACACTTTCTGGTCTTGGCTTCCAACAGACGGCTCAGAAATCTGCTCAGGTTCAGCAGAAGTTCCTTAACAAGGCCGCTCAGTACGAGATGGATGCAAGTAAGTGGGCTGGTATTGGTAACATGGCGCAGAATATCTTTAGTGCTTTTCCGACTCCTAAGATCTTTGGGTAAATTGAATGGGTATCTTTGATAACGTCTTTAATGATGGAGAAGAAGACTACAAGGTAGTAGAAAGTCTTTTTCCTTCTGAAGAGGAAATTGTAGCTGAGACAATTAAGTCTGAGAAGTACAAACTTTCTCTTGCTGAGAGATATGCTAATCATCTTAATACTACAGTAGAAGAAGCTTTGTCCTATCTTGATACAGGTAAGCAACAGGATCTCTTTACACCTACTGCTGATCTAAGTTTTGCTCCGGTACTTTCTAAAGCTTACTCTGAGGGTTCTTCTCCTGAAGAGTTCCAGCAAAGTATGGAAGTCTATAAAAGAAATACAGAGTATCTTATTAATGCTGGTGACTCTAAGGATGTCATCGAGAATGTTATCATTGATAAGTTTGATCCGAATGTAGACAATCGCGCTATATCCCTTGCTATCCTGAGAGAAGAGTTTCAGGCTAATGCCCCTGATGAATCTATTCTTGGACTTGCCTCATCCTTTCTTGGGACAGTTGTAAGAGAAAGCACAGTCGGTGTTGCTGAGAACCTTCTTGGTGCAACAGGTTCCAGTTTTGGAGACTGGAAGGGTAAGTCTCAGATTGGTAATGAAAAGTTTATGGCTATCATTAATGAGCCTAACCTTGAAAGGAAGAGACTCCTTGCAAGAGAGATGGCTCAGGAAGCCAAAGATATTGGTGTCTTCGGTGATAATACCCTTAACTATTGGTCTAGACTTGCTACGATTGAGACAGGTGGTAAGGGTGAAGCAGAAGCTATCTGGTTGGGTGTAGACCTAGCTGGATTTGTACCCGTTGGTAAAGCCTTAGGAATTACAGGAAAGATTGCTAGGACTACTGGTCTGGCAAATAAACTTAGTCTTGCTACGGATGCTCTAGAAGTTGCAGAGGCTACTGGTGGTAAGGCAGCAGCTAATGCTGTTCTCGATACTGCACTGTCTAATCCGAGTACATCTATTAATACGGCAAAGCATACAGCCCCGTCTTCTTCATCTGTAATGAGCAATGGCCTTGGTCCTACCATGAAGCCTACTCTTATGAATGAAGTCGCTAACGATTATATGGAGACTATCCGTAATACCTATAAGGGTATGTATACTGAAGAGACGCTTCTGGCTGCTAAGTCTAGAAAGAAGATTCAGCTTGAGAAGGCTACGAAACATCATGTCCTTGACATTGCCGAGAAGGATATCGGTCTAGATAACTATGCAGTAGAAATTACAATGGGTAAAGACGATGGTCTTCCCTTTCTAGACAAAGATAACGCTGAGAAGTTTGCTAAGAACTTTGGTGGTAGAGTAGAACCGTATGGTGCTAATTCTGCTGGTACTGCCCCTGAGGGGTACGTAGTCAAGATTGATAGAAACCTGAACATGAAGGGACTTTCTTCAGCTACTGAACTTAGTAAGCTGAGATCTTTCATGTTTGATATCGTAGCATCTCCTGAACTTACCTCTAGCAAGGACTTGAATACGGTCCTTAAGAGAGGTCTTGATAAGATTGGTGTTGTAGAAAATGAGATCATTGCACAGCATACTTCTATCTTTAAGAAGATCTCTAGAGACGATGCAAAGGGACTCGATCAGGTTATCTCTAAGCTGAATATTGAGAATCCTCTCGACGGTGACTGGTATGATATCAGTACCTTTAAAGATAAGTTTTATAACCAGACAGGACGGAAAGCTTCTAAGGAAGTCATCGATGGATATGTATCCAGTTACAAGCTTGCTGAGACAGCGAGATGGCTAGAAGCTGATCGTATTCTAAAGAGAAGCACTGGTGAAAAGATCGATCAGTTTGTTGGTTCTGCTGATGGTAAATCATTCTACCGTATGAAGAAGCTTCCTGCTGGTGCGCTTCCGCGTCTTAAGGAGTACGCTCAGAAGTATATCTATGATCTGAATACGGGTAAAGTAATTCCCAGATCTGACTTCATGAAGAAGGGTAAGGAGAAGAATCTTTTCCAGATTGTAGACGTAGATAATGCGCCTGAGGTAAATGGTAAGAAGGTTCTCTATGCTACTGGTAACCTGAAGACATCTCGTCCTCTTCTTCCCTCTGATGTTGTACCTAAAATTGCTGGTGGTTCTAGAGGATCTGGTAATATCCACGGCTACCTTGTCTCTCAGAGAAAGACTGTAGACCTTTCGGATAACGCAGTTAATCTTACTCCGGTTATCTTTGGTGCTGCTAGAACTTCTAAAGAACTCGTTGATATGGGTAGAGAAGTTAATATCTTGATCAAGGGTCTTAGAGATTTCGAAGCAGGAAGTATCTCTCAGGATATCATGAATGGTTTGATTAAAGCTAATAACGGGTTTAATCCTAGCATTGAAAATGTTGATAGTCTTAAGAACTTTATTAGCAAGCATGGTATTAACCCTGCTGAAGATATCCAGATTGTTACGAAGGATATGAATCTCCCTGAGGTGGGTGTCGCTAGGTTTGAGAACTATCGCCTTGGTAAGTTCACGACATACGATGAGCTTTACAGTAAGGGTTCTAGAGATAACGCTGTTCTCTATGGCTACGGTGGGGGCAAGTTCAAGCATGTCGATCCTGTAAAGGGTATTGAAAGAGACTTTGCTAAGGGTACGAATTACGTAGCCGAAAGAGAATATTCTGTAAAGGCTGTTGAAGGCTTTATGAATGCAGCTATCCAGAATAACCTCATCTTGAACTACGACGATATCAAGAAGCTTCCTCTTATTCAGCAGTTGAAAGAGGCTAGTATTGCTAACTCTCCTGCTGGTAACAAGTTGAAGACAGAGAGAAGAGTTATCATGAACAGGCTTAGTGAAACGAATGAATTCGCTCAGGCTTGGAATAGACGCATGACTGGTATCGGTGAATACATCTTTGATAGGACTGGTGGTCTAGACATCATTGATAAGATGAGTGTCAGACCGGATGTAGCTCTACGATCTTTTGCCTTTGACATGAAGCTTGGTATGTTCAATCCTGATCAGTATATTGTTCAGGCTTCATCTGCCTTGAACATCATGGCTATTGCCCCTATGGATGGGCTTAAGGCGGCTGCTTCGTATCTCCCGCTTAGAATGGCTATGATCAATCCTGATCCTAAGGTTCTAAAAGAACTCTATAAGAGGTCGAGTACTCTTATTGGTATGACCGAGAAAGAGTTCCTTGAATCTGTAGACTATATGAGGAAGTCTGGTAGATACCAAGTCAATCAGAATATCTCCGAGATTAATGGTACCTATGACGTTACGAGAGGTATGATTAATAAGGTTAGGGAGATGGGCAGGACACCGTTTAACGAGGGTGAGCGAGTCCAGAGACTAATGGCTACAAACGTAGCTTACCGTGAGTTCAGGAAAGCTAACCCTGTCCTTGATGTTACGACTGATGCTGGCTTCAGGATCATGGATGACTTCATTGTTAACCGTGCTGATGCCCTTACAATGAACATGACAAGATCTTCAGCGGCTTGGTGGCAGCAAGGCTTCATGTCTCTTCCTACCCAGTGGTTGGGTTATCAGGCAAAGCTTATGGAGAACATCTTCTTTGGTAAGAATCTCTCTGGAGCGGAAAGGCTTAGGCTTGGTCTAGCCCAGATTGGTTTCTTCGGTGGGGCTGGTGTTCCCCTTGGAGGAATGGTCGTAGATACTTTTGTTGATGGTAGCTCAGAGGGTATTGACAAGAATGCCTATACTCTGCTAAGATACGGGTTGCTGGATTATACTCTCTCTAATATTATTGGAGAAGAGTCGGCTATCTCTGGTAGACTTGGTGTTGGAGATGGTATCCTTCAGGTCTACGAAGACTTCATGGACAAGAACTTTGCTGAGTTGATTGGAGGTCCGTCACTAACTATCGCTACGGATACAACATCTTCAGCTATTACAATGTTTGGTTCACTATTTAATAGTGATGTCAGTATTACTCAATACGATTTAGGTAAGGTTCTTAGAAATGTATCCACTCTGGATAAGGCTGCTAAAGCTTACTACCTTATGCAGACTGGAGAGTTTATCGATAAGAAGGGCCGTGCTCTAGCAGAGGATATGAATCCTTGGAATGCTCTGTGGAATACCCTTGGTGTTCCCTTCCAAGAAGTTGAGATGTACTACGATATCCGTCAGTCTTTATATGCTGAAAGCCAGATGGTTAAGGGTGTAACGGATAGGACAAGAGAACTTATTCGTCTTCAGAATGATTACGTAATTCAGGGTGATCTTGTTTCAGCGGGTGGTATCAGAGATGAAATTCTTTCTCTTCTTAATCCTCTCTCACCTGACCAGCGTAGAAGCGTTATTAACATGAGCAGAGAAAACTTCCGCAGTCTTGGGGAGTCTTCTATTCTGCAAGATGCTAAGACAGCTAACCAAGGTCTTAGTATTCAGTATCAAAAGATTATTTCTAAAGAGGGACAATAAGAATGGCTATGTTCAAACCTGAGGTAAGAACTGTTGAAGGTTCTAATGTAGGTACTTATAACCCACCAACTGTTGACTACTCTGGTTTCTTCTCTGGTATCGGACAGAGTATCGCTGGTATTATTGATACAAAGGGTAGTGGTGGGAACGTATCAGAATCAGATAAGAAAGCTCTTGCTCTAAGGGATGTCACCACGAATATCCAGAGAGCCTATGAGATTGAAGACCCGACTGTCCGTGCAGTTACTCTTAAGAATATCCAGAAGAACTCTATCCTTGAATATCCTCAGTACAGGGATGATGTAAAGGGTATCTTTGGAGAGTTTACAGGTGAGATTTATCAAGGTGCTGGTGTTGATCCTGATACACTCGTTCAGGCTAATACGTATAAGTGGGCTACGAGTACATCTGAAGGACAGTCTGCTGCTGCAACAGCACAGATGAAATCTGGTGGTGATACTATTCTTATGGATCAGTATATTAAGGATGCTTACCTTCAGGATCTTTCGTATAAGAATCAGGTAGCTGCTGCTGAACAAGAGGCTAAACTTCTTGAAGCTGACGAGAAGAAGAGAAAGACATTGTTCAGTACAACTGTAAGACCTCTCTTGCAGAATAAAATTGATACTGCTTTTGCACAGGATACTGCTAAGGTTAACGTAGAAAGAATTACTCAGGAAGCTGTTTCAAAGGGTCTAGATGTACCTACAGTTATCCTTGATGCACTAACAGTTGCGAGAAATCAACGTCTTGCTGAAGTAACTAATGAGATTAATCGTATGGGTCTTGATCCTACGACAGTTAATCCTGAGTCTTTCTTGGCTGGATATGAATCTAGTATCAAGACGCTTACTCAGAATAAAGATCTTCTAGTTAGATCTATGAAGAATATGACAGAAGAACAAAAAGTTAAAGCTGTAATGAATATAGCTAATCCTTTTACTAGAGAAGCTGCTATGCGTGGTGATCCTGTCTTCTTGCAGCAACTTCTTACTTTTGATGTGAACTCTCAAAACGATATTAAGAACATTGGACAGTACTCTGTTGGTGCTGCTGGTGGTTCTATGTCCCCCTCTGTCTATAAGTCTAATCTTTCTTCTGGTACAGTTGGAGATTCTCCTTCGGCTTTTGCAACGCAGTATGAAGGCTTTGCTCCTAGAGGAGAACTTGAAAAGATATTTAAGGCACCTCAGGAAACTAAAAGATCCCTTATTAAGATGGGCTATGACTCTATTAAGAACTATAAGTTTAATAAAGATGTTCCAGAAAAGACAGAAGCAGCACATAGAAATATCTCTGGTATGTACGCAGCTTCTCTTCCTGAGATTGATATTGAAGGTGAAGGTATAAAGTCTAAGAATGTAAGATCCTTGATAGGTGATATGGCCTTTAGCACTATCGAAGCTATCAAGAGTACAAATCCAGAACTTGGTAATGATCTTTATAACAAGATGAATACCTACTCTATTAATGCTACGAAGAGATTAATTGATAATTTCAATACTAACATGGATGTCATTAAGGATACAGAGAACGCACCGTTTATCCTTGAGATGGATAAGAATGGCAACCTTGGTCTTAACGTAAACTCTGAAGCTCTTCAGAATGATGTTAATCTTAAGAAGGCTATGGGTGCCTATCGTTATGAGACGAGGGGTACTGGTAAAGGAACACAACAGGTAGGTGTTGATATCGCTCCTGTTGAGACCGATCCCATGAAGATTCTTTCTAACTATGTCTCTATTACAGAAGGCGCTAATCAGAAGGAAGTCGTTGATATTATCAACTCCTTGAAGATTATTGCTATGCAGTCAAGGAATATTCCTGCTGAGATTAGGAATAGAGGATACGATCCGATTGAGATTATCAAGCAGAATGTAACGGTTCTGGGGCAGTAACATGGGTGTCTTTGCTCCTGAGATTAAAACAGAACCATCTGCTGCTCAGTCGGTATCTACCAATATTGTACCACAAGATTATATGTCTGATATTGGTAAGGGTGTTGCTGATGTTATTCAGTCTATTACTCCACAGAAACCTATCGAAGGATTAATCAGCGATCAGGAATCTGAAGAAGAGTTTGTTCAGCCTGAGATTACTCCGACTTCTAATACATCCGGTCTATCTATTCAAGCTCAGTCTTTCCTCGATGCTATTGCTTCTGCTGAAGGTACTGGTGGTGATTACAATATCATCGTTGGTGGTAAGAAGTTTGAGGGATACGAACAGCATCCGAATATCGTAGGTGTTACGACGAAGGCGGGTCCTAGTACTGCCGCTGGTAAGTACCAGATTACTAAGCAGACATGGGATGATCTTCAGAAGAGATACCCCGACCTGACAGACTTCAGCCCTGACAATCAGGATAAAGCTGCTTATTATCTTGCTATGGAAAGATACAAGAAAGGTACAAAGGGTAGAGATCTCTCTGCTGATCTTGCTGCTGGTAATACAGCTTATCTTAGGAGTGCCTTGCAAGATACTTGGACAAGCCTGAGAGTTTATAAAGGCTTTGAGGATAATCTAAGAAACAATACAGAGAGTAAGACTACGACTGTTCTTAAGCCTGTAGGCTTTACTACTTTGAAGTACTCTAATGAACAGGCCATTAGAAATAAACCTGTCTCCCCTGAACTTGAGGTAAAACTTGACGTTGCTGTATCGTCTGTCCTTGGTACTGGGTATACCGTAGAGGTATTCTCTGGTGGACAGGAAAAGAAGGGAACAGGGAAGAGAAGAACAGGTAGCATCCGCCATGACGTAGACGATCTTGGTCGTGGATTAGCTGCTGATGTTCGTATCTTTGATCCTACTGGTAAGCAGATTACAGATAGAACTCAACTTGATAAGGTAAGAGACTTCTGGATACAGAAGAATTATGGATCTGTCGGTACGTATATGCCGGGATCAGGTATTCACTTCGACATCTGGACAAAGGATAAGCTCCTTCCCGGTATGTCTAATACTTGGAGTTATTAATATGCCATTGAATGCTAAAGGTAAGAAGATCATGAATGCTCTTAAGAAGCAGTATGGTGACAAGGCAGAGGATGTCTTCTACGCTATGAAGCAGAAGAAGAAGATCTCTGGTGTCGAGACTATCGGTAAGGATATGGGTAAGAGACCAGCAAAGAAGAAGGATTCTGTTAAGAAGAAAGCACGGAGGGTCTAATGGCTATTGAGTATAGAGGTGAGAAGTTTGCTGGCTATAACAAGCCTAAGAGAACACCGAATGCTGGTAAGTCTCATGCTGTACTAGCTAAGGAAGGTAGTAAGATTAAGCTTATCAGGTTTGGTCAGCAGGGTGTATCAGGTTCACCTAAGAAAGCTGGTGAGTCTGCTGCGTATAGGAAACGCAGAGAAAGTTTCAAGGCTAGACATGCAAAGAACATTAGTAAGGGCAAGATGTCTGCTGCTTACTGGGCTGATAAGGTGAAGTGGTAATGATGACAACAGGTAATACAAGCGATCTTAGAAGGAAAGAAGTTATGATGAAGAAGAAGATGAAGCACGGCGGTAAGGAAGAGATGTCCGAGATGAAGGGCGGGAAGTACCGTGGTGGTAAGAAGGAAGAGATGGCTGAGATGAAGGCCACGAAGAAAAAGTCAAAGGCTAAGAAGTCTGCAAAAAAGAAAGGTAAGTAACATGGCTGCTCCAAGACCAAAGAAAACTACTGTTAAGAAGGTTCCTAAGAAGCCTAATGTTGGTAGAGTTAAGTCTCCAGAGGAGACAAGAAAGTCTATCAGCCGTAAGAAGGTTGGTACATCCCGTCCTGCAAGAGGTCTTACACCGGAAGGTGCAAAGGCTAGAGCCTTAACTGGTATGAAACAGCCGGGTCGTTCTCTTACTGTAACTAGTAGAGGTTCTCTAACTACACCTAATAAGAGAGCCATTGTTAAAACTGGTGAACAGGTAGCTGAGAAGGCTAGGACGGCTATTACAAGGACAACTAAGAATGCTGTTGGATTTGTTGAGAAGTGGATTCCAAATGCTATCAAGCCTAAGGGCGGTGGTATGGGCCTTATCAAGACTGGTGGTGGTGTAGCTACAGCTGTCACATCTATTGTCGATCCTAACTTTATGAACTTCAAGACTGAAAAAACAAAACAAATAGAAAAGGAAGCTAGTAAGCCGACTGGACCTCTGATGGGTGGACGTAAGCTTACTGATAAAGAAAAAGCTGCTAATGCTTTTCGTAAGAAGGCTTCTGGTACATACTTTTCAACACCAAAGAATGCTCCAGTAAGTCCTATGACTGGTGCTGGTAGACCAGAGTATCTAGCATCTAATAAGGCTAAGAAGGCTTCTGGAAATATCTCTAAGGTTGGTGGTCCGGGTGGTGCAAGAGCGTATGCGGATGCTAAGACTGATGTCAAAAATAAGAAATCTGTTTCAGCTAAGGCAGCTTCTGTAACCTCTGCTAATGCTTCTAACGGTGCATCTAAGGCAGCTTCTGCTGGAGGTAAGACAAGACGTAGACCGCAGACTAAGTTCCAGCGTGAAGCGTTGTATATGGAAACGAGAAAGGGTTAAATATTATGGTTGCATTTGGTGGATTTGGTTTCGATACTGTCGGTGGCATGCGTAATGCATCGAGAGAAGGTAAGGCTAAGAAGGTAGCAGATAAGATGTCTGCTACTGGTAAGCCTGTTACAAATACTTCTGGTACTTCCAAGCCTAAGGGTGGCAATGGAGGTAAGCAGTTGATGAAGCAGATTGAGTTTGGTCAGAAGTTTGGTAATGGCATGGGTGCTGTTGCTGGTTTTATGGGTATGCCTTTTACGAGTAGAATTGGTGGAAAGCCTATGACTGTTGATGTTCTTAATCAGCAGATTGTCCAGCCGGGTTCAGTCATTAAGCCTCCCGCTGCTAGCCAACCCGCAGCTAAGAAGCCTGTTACTAAGACTTCAGGTATTGATGCTCCTGCTCCTGATACAGGATGGAGACCGTCTGGTGTGAATACTGCCCTTGGTCTACAGCAGACACAGATGGGCGTCCCCCTTCAAGAAACAGTTGGTGTCTCGAAGAGAAGACGCTAATCGTTTAAAACTCGTACATATTAGCCATCAGTCTATTCTTGGCTAAGTCAAGGTGTATATAAACTTCTTCAATTGATAACTCCTTTGACCAACTAATCTTGAAGCTGTCACCCTTCCAGCCAATCATGATTAGATTGTCATAGTTATCTATACCTTCCTTTAAAAGATGATTAGGACTAACCCCCTGAGTCTCCTCTGGGGGTTTTTCTTTTGATACAAGCTTAACGATATTCTTTATC